AAAAAGGAGCAAAAAGACAATGAAGGAACAGTTATCAACATCGGCTCAAAAGCCAAAGATCGAACTACCGAATAAAGAACTGGTAGGCGTTAAAAAAGATTTAAAATCAGATTCAGCTAAATTACCTAAACCTACGGGTTGGAGAATTTTAGTTTTACCTTTTAAACAAAAGGAAAAAACTAAAGGCGGGTTAATTTTAGCAGAAGACACCATCGAACGATCACAGGTTGCATCTACTTGTGGTTTAGTATTGGACATGGGTCCTCATTGTTATGACAAAGAGAGATATCCAGAAGGTCCTTGGTGCAAAAAAGGTGATTGGATTGTATTCGCAAGATACGCCGGATCACGTATTAAAATAGATGGGGGTGAGATAAGACTTCTTAACGATGATGAAATCTTAGCGACCGTGGAAAACCCCGAAGATATATTCCACGAATTTTAACAACCATAGGAGGAAACTATGCCAAGTGATATAGACGGTGAAAAAAAAACAATAGACATAGATGACAAAGGCCCTGGTGCTGAAGTTATCTTTCCAGAAGAAAAACAAGCAGAGGAAAAGGAATCAAATGAAACAATTATTGAAACCATTGAAAACGATACTAAGCCCGATGACGCATCTGAGAAATCTGATCAGCCAGTGGATGTTCGAGATGAGAAGAACGAAGGCGGAGAAGTTGAGAAGGGAGCTGTGGAAGAAGGGAGTGATAAGCAGTCAGATAACTCTAAAGCAGTTGAAGAGTATAGCGAAGGAGTTAAGAAAAGAATAGCCAAGCTAACTAAAAAAATGAGAGAAGCTGAAAGGCAAAAAGAAGAAGCCATTCAGTACGCTAGACGTGTTACAGCAGAAAAAAATGAGTTAGGTAAAACTGCTACAAGTTTAGATAAAAATTATACACAAGAGATGGAAGGAAGAATTGCTTCTTCTATTGCAGCAGCACAATCTAAATTGGCTATTGCAAGAGAACAAGGTGATGCAAAAGCTGAAGTAGAAGCTTTAACTTCAATATCTCAATTAGGTTATGAACAAGGCAAACTTGCTGAAATTAAAAGCAGGCATGCTATGGAAGAAAAGGAAGCTAAAGCTAGACCTGTACTTCCAACACAACCTACACAAGCCGCTCCTCCACCAGACCCAAGAGCAGAAGAATGGGCTAGTAGAAATGAGTGGTTTGGTAAAGATAACGCAATGACGTACACTGCGTTTGATTTACATAGAAAAATTACCGAAGAAGAGGGTTTAGATCCTCAATCTAACGAATACTATGCAGAAATTGATAAAAGAATAAGACTTGAATTTCCGCATAAATTTGGTAAGGTAGAAAACCAGACCAGTAAACCTACACAAAACGTTGCCTCTGCAACGCGTAGTTCAAAGACCGGTCGCAAATCTGTGAAGCTCACATCATCACAGGTCGCAATAGCGAAAAAACTAGGTGTGCCATTAGAAGAGTATGCAAAACAATTAATCACGAAGGAGGTATAAGCATATGACAAATAAAAAACCAACTCGTGCGAGCCAAAGTAAAAGTGAAGCAACGAAAGTTACATCACAGGCAGCAACGGCAAAACCGAAAACTGTTAATAAACCTTGGACTCCACCATCGTACTTAGATACGCCCAACGCGCCAAACGGATACCGACACAGATGGGTCAGGATTGAAACTTTGGGAGTTCCCGACACTAAGAACATACAAGGAAGACTAAGATCTGGGTATGAACTTGTAAGAGTCGATGAATATCCACAAGAAGATTTTCCCGCTATCCAGGATGGCAAATACGCTGGGGTTATAGGTCACGGAGGCCTTGTGCTGACAAGGGTACCAGAAGAAATCGCGCGTCAACGAGAAGAGTATTATAGACAACAAGCTCAAGATCAAGTTGATGCAACTGATAACGATTTACTGAAGGAACAGGATAGTAGAATGCCTATCGATATCGATAAGCAATCTCGTACCTTCGGTGGCAAACGATAGTTAGAAAAATTTAACGATCCAAACCAACGAAATATAACGTTAACCGTAAAACTGCGGATAGTAGTTTTACATAAGGAGAAACAATATGGCAAATGCGTCAACAGTTGGGTTTGGATACAGACCCATTAAAAAAATTGCGCAGAACTATAACAACGCTGCTCTAAGTGAGTATTCAGTTGCTGCTTCCTCTGCTTTAATTTCACACGCATGTATGGTGAAATTAACTTCGGATGGTGTAGTACTGGCTGCTGGAAATACTGATGACCACAATCTCGGTACACTTAACGGTGTGTTTTACACTGACGCAACAAGCAATAAACCTACTTTCTCAAACTTTTCGCCTGCAAGTAACACTGCAACGGATATCGTAGCGTTCATCAATGATGACCCTATGCAAATGTTTGAGGTAATGTCTGCTGATACAGCTTTCAACCAAAACGAGGTTGGACACTGTGCAGACCAGGTAAACGATGTAGGAGTTACACCGTTGTTTATTTCGAAATCAAAAATTTCGGCAACAACGTCTGCTTCTATAGCACAACTAAAAATCTTGGGAGTTTCGAGAGATCCTGATCATTCTGATACTAGCGCTGAGGGCTTTGCTCTTAGAGTTCAGATCAATGAGCATATCTTAGGAAACAACCGAGCAGGGATATAAGGAGAATAAACTATGGCTATATCACGTAATCAACTAGTTAAAGAACTAGAGCCAGGTTTGAACGCCTTGTTCGGCCTGGAATATAAATCTTATGAGCAGCAATGGTCTGAGATTTACACAACTGAGTCATCTGACAGAGCTTTTGAAGAAGAAGTTATGTTGTCAGGTTTCGCACAAGCAAAAGTAAAGTCAGAAGGTTCTGGCGTAGCTTTTGACAATGCGCAAGAAACTTTCACAGCTAGATACACTAACGAGACAATTGCTCTCGCTTTTGCTATCACTGAGGAAGCTATTGAAGATAACCTGTACGACAGACTTGCTTCTAGATACACAAAAGCATTAGCAAGATCGATGGCGAGCACGAAAAATGTTAAAGGAGCATCAACATTAAACAATGGAAATCCTGGTGGAACATTCACTTCAGGAGATGGTGTAACTTTATTCAACACAGCACACCCAACAATTGCTGGTACGTTCTCGAACACACTTGCTACAGCGTCTGACTTAAACGAAACTTCATTAGAACAAGCATTGATCGATATCAACGCTTTCACTGATGAAAGAGGTTTAAAAATTGCAGCTAAAGGAGTAAAAATGATTATTCCTTCTGCTCTGCAGTTTGTCGCTGAGAGATTGATGAAATCTCAAGGTAGAACGTCAACAGCTGATAATGATATCAACGCAGTAAGATCAATGGGTATGATTCCTCAAGGATACAGAGTGAACAACTACCTAACTGATGCGGATGCGTTCTTTATCCTTACAGATGTGCCTAACGGTATGAAGCACTTTAACAGAGCTCCACTTACAACTAAGATGGAAGGGGACTTTGATACTGGCAATGTTAGATACAAAGCTAGAGAAAGATACGTATTTGGCGTATCTGACCCTAGAGGTATCTTCTCATCTCCAGGTGCTTAATCAGTAAGCAACTAAATATTTAATGGGGCCGGACACAATTCGGCCCCATTTTTTTTGCAACTTATGGAAACTATGGAAAAACCTTACAAAATCAAAATCAGAGCATATGGATACTGGACAGAATTTGATGTTAAAGCTATTAATGATGGCAAAGCATTAGAGGATGCAATAGTTGACAAACTAGGAAAAAATGATATAGTTTGGGACAAATCAGACTTTTATAGTCTGGCTAAAACATGGTTAACATACGAGGAAATTGTAAATGATAACAGACCTTTACAAACAAAAAACGTCCTTGGAGTTGAACTGGCAACAAGAGCATAATACACACGGTAGATATACTCTTGATATGGTCAGAATTGATGGCAAAATTAGAGAAGTCATCAATGAAATTAAGCATGAAGAAGCTAAGATTGCTACTAGAGAAAATGCAATTGCTGATTCGGCTCCACAAGTTTCAGTAGCTACTTAATAAAAAGCTACATCGTTGGAATAAATCCACTCCACATCACAGGCTCTCTTGCACTCTACTTAAAATAAGAGTATAAGTTCCCTACTATACAATTAAATAGAATACTGACGCGTATAGTCGACGGCCTAGAGACAGTATTCGTAAACTAGGAGGATATGATTATGGCAATAACACGTTTTAGAGGACCAGTTCTGCAAGGTAAATTTAACGAAGCAGGTTTAACTGGGTTTAATCTAGAGAACAAACAAGCTAACTACACAGTAGCAAATGCAGATACTGGTAAAACTTTTACATCATCAACTGATGGTGTTGTATTTACTTTACCTGCAATCACTATCGGAAGAGTATTTACTTTTGTAAATACTGCGCAAGATGGAGCTAATACTTTAACGATTAGTCCAAATGCGAATGATGGTATTTTGTATGCTGGATCTTTAACAGACGACAAAGATCTTATTAATACAAAAGCAACATCAAAAGTTGGTGACTTTGTAGTATGTGCATCTTTGAACTCAACAGCACATTGGACAGTTGTTGATGTACAAGGTGTATTTGCTAAAGAAGCATAATAAGTAATTAGTGTGGGCTTCGGCCCACACGAAATTTTAAGGAGAATAAAAATATGTCAAGTTCATTAACAACAGTTAAACAAACTATACCTTTAACTGCAGATGGTTTAGCGCAGAAGTATGTTAATACATCTGCAACTACTATTACTAAAGCTAGAATCATGAGTGTTTATGGTCAAGCAACAGCAGCGGATGCTGAAATAAAAATTTACGATGAAGCAGATAGTTCTAAGACAGCTTCTAAATTAGTATTTCACGGTAAATTCTCAACTGCTGAGAACCATGTGCATAATTTTGATATCGCAGGTCAAGGTATCAAATGTGATGCAGGTATGTATGTTGATTTAACTAATTGTGATTTTTGTACGATCATAGGCGCGTTTACATAATAGAGGTAGCCAATGGCAAATACTACTTCGGGTGCTTATACTTTTG